ATGCTTAGCTATGGCATCCGCACAATCCAGTTCTTTCTTATGCTTCTGTCCATAATAAATGGATACAGTAGTCACATTGTCCTTACCAAGATCCTGAACTGCAATTCCCACGCAGGTTGTTGAGTCCACCCCACCACTACTTAATACTAACGCTCTTTTCATACTTACCTCCTTAGAATAATCTTTGCTTCTTTACTGCAGGCCTATACTCAATATCTGCAAACTTCTTTTTCATGAACCTTGCATTATGCATGATCCTCTTATCCCTGCTTTCCGCCAGCTCATCCAAAGTAAACCCATACTCAGCAATACTCTTTTCAAACTGCTCCAAGGCTTCCTTTGGAAGATGGGAATAATGCGTAGGAAGATTCACCTGCTGGCTACTTAATGCCACTGTTCCGACATCAGACATGATGCTACCCACTGCTCCGGTCATAATCCAACTTGTACTATCAGCCGAAGTAATAGGATACTTCATCAACAGATTTCTATCAGTCATCCCAAACGCATGTACTTTCACATTTGGATTAGAGGACTTCATAATTACATCAAAACATTGTTCCAAAAACCGGTCTCGCACTTCTGCTGTCTTACCTACCATTCCACCGAGGGCTATGTATGGAATATAATTGCCATTTTCATCAGTCCATTCAAGAGCCTGCTTTAAGAATTCAATGGGCTCGCCTACATGGAATGTATATAATAGACCTTCAGGTTTTTTCATCTTAGGTCTCATATACAAATAATTTTCCCAAGTCTTCTGAGCTGCTTCCCTTACCTCTTCATGACTGGGCAACTTACCACTATTTCGATCACCGGGAATGACGTCTATTTGCCCATACAGGTCTATATAATCCGCTCTGTCATTGATCCATTTAATATAAGCATCCACATCAATGACCTTGCCTTTCGTCCATGCCGAAAATGCTCCGGAGTCTATAAACAACTTCCCATGGGAAGCTACCATGTCCTTATACTTATCAATAGCCTTAGCATCCAGATAACTGAACAACATATTATGTCCCAACTCTTCTGAAGCTACTGCCATGATATTTGCTTTTTCCGGTCCAACGCAATATAGATCCATACCCTCTCCTTTTTTCTTTTTAATAAACTTATTTACCTGACCTTTTTCATCACTCCGTGCATAAGATAGCAGGTAGTTAAAATGATCGAATAATAAATATGCTGCTCCCTTTGCATGCTTATTTGAATTCGCCCCTGCTAAATATAATTCCATCTTCTGCATTCCTTGAATCAATCTATCAGTTAGCTTCGCTTGGTAATCATAAGACAGCAGACGATTATAATTGAAACAAAAAACATCTGCATATCCACTGTCTGTTATCTTAAAGAGATATTCTCCTGCTAAGAATAGATCAACCAATGTCTACCTCCTCTCCATACCACCGTTCTGTTATTTCTACATCGCAACTAATGGGGACTGTTAATGTTGGCTTTGCAGCATCTGACATTAACTGAGCAAATCTTTCAGCCGCTTCCTTTGCATTTTCCTTCGGACATTCAGCTATAAGTTCATCATGTACCGGGATCAATAATCTAAATCCTAGCTCCTTGAGCCTTTCATCATTACCAACTAAAATCATCGCTAATTTGCTCATATCTGCAGCACTCCCCTGTATGCGGGCATTTACTACCTGTCGCTCCGCATCGGCGATTTTTGCCCCGTTATCACTAATTAGAATACCCTCTTCTAATGCCTCTTTAAATATAGGACGTTTTTCCTTACCCCATGCTCGGGAAAGCTTCCTCTCATAATACTGAATTCGATCCTCCGGAACTTCTTCATCAAACTCAGGGGCATTCATAAAGTCAAGCAGATCATCATCAGGCGGTGCTCCATCTTTCCAGCGAAATTCAAACTCCGGTAATGCCAAGTCGGGCAGCCTACGTTTTCTTCCCCATAAGGTTGTTACATATCCCAAGTCAATTGCCATATCTTTACTATCATTTTCAAACTGAGGAATTGCTGGAAAACCTTTGAATATCTTGTCCTGAATCTGCTGCGCTTTTTGCTTTGTAGTATGCAGCTGCTCCGCTACCGATTTAATGCCTCGGCCGTATAATATACCCAGCAAAATAGACTTCGCACTACTTCTTCTTTCCTTGCCTTCTTTATTCTTTGATCCATCAGGATTGAACTCCAAACAATTCTCATATTCAGTATTAAAAGCAATGGATGCTATTTGAGCATATAAGTCTTTACCCTGCATATAAGCATCCAACATTTTCTGATCCCCGCACATTTGGGTCATTACTTTTGGCTCTTGCTGGGAACTAAGAATAGTCCGAAGACATAAGAACATAATTCTTTCTTACTGTAATGGACTTTTTCACTTGACATCACCCCCTCTTATTTGATTTGTTATTTTATAAATAATCATTTGACTTCTATCCTTATTACGCCAGCATCAACATCAATCTTCTTAATTTCAAGAGATTTCTTAGAATCTGGATCTTTAAGTTTATCTCCTACTTCCAATCTATCTGCAGGTATAAAACCTTTTAAGGTTTCCACTTCATCCCAGCGACTAACCTCAAACTGATCATTCTCAGTAGATAAAATAGATTGCCCATTAGTTGCCACAAACATCTTCCGAATATCTTTGTTATGGCTGGGAATGTTTTGCAAATTTGGATCTTGGGAACTGAATCGTCCAGTATCTGCCCCATATTGATTAAATCTACAATGTATCCTTCCATCTTTAGGATTAACGCATTCAGGTAATTTATCAATATATGTAGAAAGCAGTTTATTGATTTCCCTATATTCCAAAATCGCCTTCGCCACTGGATGATCTATCTTTTGTAAGATATCTTCACCCGTACCCCTTGGCTTCTTATCATCTACCGGTTTTATTCCCAGCACATCATATAACATGATAGCAATCTGTTGAGGAGAACTAATATTGATGGGATATTCCAATTTATTATTGATTCCCATCTTTGCACGATAATTATCAAGATCCTCTCCAAAATCATCGCATGTCCGGTAAAACTTTTCTTCCTTCTCCTTCAAGAGCGTATGATACTTTTCAGATAGCTTCTCAGCATACTTTTTATCAAATGCTACCCCGATATCTTCCATATCTGCAACCACCTGCACACAAGGCATTTCAATGTTCTTGAAAAGCCAATACAGCTGCCGCATATCTTCCCGCTCATGATCCTCCCGTAAATGCTGGCGCTGATATTCGCAATACTCATATGTAATAACCGGATCATGAGCTGCATATAAATAACCAACCGTCGGCGGAATCAATGTAAATGGTACCCCCTTAAATAATTCATCAAAGGTAAAAGCATCCCCTTTTCCACGCAAGACATATTTCCGGTGCAGGGGCTTCAATTTATTCTCCAACTCGTTTTCATTCAGTACTCGAGCTGCTAAATAACCATCCCATGTACAATATATATCTTTGATTCCAGTTTGATTACGTAATACCCTTATATCAAACCCAGCATTAAACATATCAATATCCGGATGCTTCTTCAACAGGCGGTTAAATTCCTCAGATACAAAATCCACTGATAACTGATTTGGTACTGGCTCATTTGTTATATAACTAATATGATTCAATGGTATGTAGGCTGACTTCTGTCCAGGTGTAAAAGGACAAATGCCTGCAATATGATTCTGTATAGGATCTAAGCCATCAGTCTCTGTATCAATTGAAATATACCCATTACCAATGCATTCAGTAATAAAGTCATGTAGGACTTCTTCTTCCCTTATCAATTGATATTCATCCTTATACTGACCGAGATTTTGTTCAACTGTAGCTTTAATTTGATTTATACGACTAAGAAGATTTCCTCCGGACTTTGTAGTGGTAGCCACCACCTTTTTAGATTTAGACTTACTAGCTATCTTCTTATCTTGAGCCTTGGTTAATCTTGCTGGAACATCAAATAATGGCATTGCTTTTTCTCCTTTAGTTGCACTCATAACCATCCATGTGGTTAATGGGAACAGTGGGACTCGAACCCACAATCCGGCTCTCCTTGTTATTTTCCGTGTACACGCCACTTTAACCATGATGTAGGTTTAGCATTACACCGCATCCCCTCGGTCTCTTGTGTAATTCGACTACTATCTCGGGTGAGGATTTGCACCTCACAATCGGCTATTATGTTTTTAGTAAAGGCTTTTTACAATAGATTCTCAACTTGGTTCCCTATTGTCTAGGCAGGAAGTGGGCATTTTCATCTACATATTATCTTCCACAGCCACCGATTTATTTCTTTCAACCTAAATTATAGCGTCTACCTATTCCGCCACCGAGATATTTATATGAGGGGGTTTCAAATGAGGGATATCTACTATTTAATAAACATCTTCATCATCTTCATATTTTCGTCTTGCAGGAGTCCTGCGTCCACCTCTACTGGATCTTGCAGGAGCTTCTTCCTCATGATCGCGTTCCCGCCTGCTGCCAGCATTACGTCTTCTTACCGGACGCTCTTCCTCTTCCTTACGATAATCATCATCGTCATCATCTGTAGGCGGGAATTCACCTTCCTCTAAATAATATTCCATTTCATCGGCGGTCTTATCCCAAACATGAGCCGCACGGCTTGTTCCCAGCACCTCCGGAAGAGGCGGAAGATCTTCGAGAGTCGTACCATCGGGCTTCCCGACAGGATCAATATAGAACTTAGTCTGCTTGTCGCCCTTCTCCCCGACACGTTCAATCTCAAATACCTGCGACACTGTATCCGGATGCTTACTAACCGCACGTCCAATATCCTTCTGAAAGGTTTTACCCCTTTCCCATATCTGAACCATATTTTCATCAAGGTTATATACCGGAATGAATAACTTAACCAGCTGATACTTCTTCTCCCTGCAGAAAGGACAATCATCCACCGGAGAATTATAACTTTCCCGCAGGCAATTTACATAATGAGTTCGAGGCTTACCATAAGGGGTCATGATAGGATCGCCATTTTCATCCAAAACCGGAACTTCATGAACTGTATCCAACACAACATCCTCGATGGAGTTGTACATGAATCTAACCCTTGCCTTATCGCCGTCATCCTTGAGCTGGAAAAAACCAGTCCCACCTTTTCCACCGTATTTATCCGCATCATCAAACGCTACTCTTGCCATATTATTTATCCTCCTTCTTAGTTGATGCTGAGTTTCTTTCTATCCTATACTCTCTCGCTGATGCCAGCGCCTTCGAAAGGAAATCCTTATCCTTTGCTGTGAGCTCATCTTCGAATATGTAAACATAATCAAACATATGATTAAGAGTACGATCCGGAGCTTTCACATTCTTGGGAAGTGCACTGCTCTTGAAAGCGATCCTGAATCCCTTATTTGAAAAGTCCACCTTGCAGTACATATGACCGCCAACCTTCAGGGTACGCATATTCATTCCATTTGCAGGACTGAATATTTCGTCCTTCTGTTTCTTGGCAATATCGAAAATAAACTGTAGTCCTTCCTTAACATGAGGATTCATTTCCTTTGCAGGCTTTTTCTTATCCGCCTTTGCAGATTTCTGAGCGGCTGCCTTCTCCCTCTTCTGCTTCTCAACAGCTTCCTTCATAGCTTTCTTAGCCAGCTCCTTCTTATTATCCACAATGGAATCCTCTTCCTGCTTCTTGGACTGAACCTTTTCCTTAACCTCAGAAGCCTTCTTCTTAGCCTGCTCTGCGATCTCCTTACCAACCTCTGCCAGCGGAGTTCCGTCGCCTGCAACCTCATCATTTTCGATCAGCTTCCACCATCTCTTGAGGGTTGATGATGTAATGTCGGTTGTTTTGCCATCTTCATATTCAAGAGTAACGACCTTAGTCTTATCGTTCTGTGATATAACTGTAGCTACCTTCTGATTCTTAATGTTCTGATACTTCATAATCGTATTCTCCTTTTTCAAATAAGTTTATAGTGTTTATAGGGTTTCGATGTTGCTAAGCTCTTCGTCAACTTCCCTGCGATTATCGCAGGAACAATAGAAATCACCGTTGACATAAATCTCGTAATGCTCCCGCACTTTACGAACTTCAATATTCAATTGTAAGTACCTCCTTTCCCATTTACTGTTGATCGATGGCATCTGCGCAACTGAAATACCTACGATCATAAATATTATACGATGTATTCAAATATTTTACAACCCTAAAATATTTCCTCCAAATTTCGCAGCTCCTCCGGACTACAATCATTCGCATCCTTTCTCCCATCAGGAAAAATATATTCTGTAATGATTTTATTTTTGATATTTTTTCGTATGCGTTCCCTTGCCTTCATCCCTGCTTTATCATTATCAGTAGCAAGAATAAGTTTTCTACATGGCAGCTGGCGAAGTTGATCAAGTTGTAATTCAGAACCAAGCCCATTCAATGCTACTGCATATTTCCCGACTGTCCAAAATGATAAAGCATCTAACATACTTTCACATACTATTATTTCATTTAACCGTCTCAAAAACTCTGTCTTACCATTACATCTTCCACCTACTATTCCTGTCGTACATACTTTATGATACTCATACAATCCATATAAAGGTTTCTCTACATCTTTAGGGTAATGAAAGTATTTCGTTTTGGTACTACGTTTCGCAACAAAGAGCGTACGGCCTGAAACATCGCGAACGGGAAAAGTAATACAATCGCTATCCCTATCATAACCAAGATCAAATAATTCGATAATTGCTTCATCTGTTATTCCTCGCTTTCTCCAATATTGATGATAATACCTGTATTTATCCAACTCTTCTTCTGATACATATTCAATTTTTTTGGCTGCCTTTACTTGCTGCCTACTTAGATTCAATTTGATCGGCTGCCTTTCTTCTACCGCTACCGTCGCGAAATTTTTAAGTAGCCATTTCCATCCATATGCCCCAGCGGCATCATGTTCACTATCATATCCAAAACAATATGATATGACTTCATTGAGCTCATGTATTTCGCCGCAGGCAAAACAGTGAAACTTCCCATCACTTTTTCTAATACCTGCACTAGGTCTTCTTTCAAGTCCCTGCGCATGATATGGACAGCATACCTGAATACTATCACCGGTCGGTTTCATCTTCTGCATATAATCAATATTATTCAATCGCATTTGCGAAACCAGCTCATTTAATATTTGCTCGAGTGAGGCATTAAACTCCACACCATTTATTTCCATCAGAATACATCCTCATTTTCTTTCTTCTCACCAGCCTGCGGTTTGCGTTCCCTTCGCCTTATCGGTTCATCATTATTTAAGTTAGTGGGAATAAATTCTCCGACATTAGCATTCCATATATACGCTACTTTACCGCCTACTAAACCATTCCTCTGTTTCTTAACCTGAATAATCAAAGTATCATCTTTCTGTTTAAGGGAAATAACTTTACTAGCATTAAATGATATCCCATCGCTATCCCTTATATTCTCAAGCTCCGGAAGTTCATCGCTACCTTTTTCTGTTACCCCGCCTCTGTTTGCCTGCACCACTGTTAATATCGGGATACCTATTTCCATCGATAAGCTCATAAGGTCTTCCGATATATTTGTGAGTGAAGTTGTTTTATTATCGCCCCTGCGTCCTCTTTCATCTGTAAGATATGTTATTCCATCTATTGCAATTATATGTAGATCATTTTGTTTAATCCAATTCTTCAGCTTTGTAACCGTTATACGTCTATCAAAATCATTTGGTGTTGCCACAATGAATTTATTTTCTTTAGTTGATAATTCATCTATATAACTTTTATACTCTTCATCAGAAACTGTATTATTACCCCACACCAGTCCCTTGTTATCAAAATTCTTATATAAGGTATCAAATCTATATCCAATACTACTTGCTTAGAAAATAAATGTGATGAAGAAAATAATTATTTTCCAAGTGAAGATGACCCGACAACATGTTATAAATACAGAGAAAATCCTCCTTATATTCCTCGTTATTATTTTGATACTAACACTAAAATATTTAAAAAATGTCATGATGCTTGTTGGACTTGCAAAGAACAGATTGATGTTAATGAGAATGATACTCAGTGTTACTCATGCTATGGTAATAATTTTCCATTAGATGGCCATGACAATCCCAATGATGGTATAAAATGCTATAATTATAATAGACCTGGTTATTATTATAATAATGGAAAAATGTATAAATGCCCCGATAAATGTTCTTTATGTGAATATACACGTATGACTGACAGTTCTTCTGATGATGTTTATTGCACTCAATGTAATAAAGCAACAGGATTTTACAAAATAGAAGGTGAATTTTATGATCATCCAATTTATAATGAGAGATATATGGAATGTTATACATGGCGTATAGAAAAAATAAATGAAGACCCTGATAAAAATAAGCCTCCTCCCTTAAATACATTATTAGACTTGGATAATAATGTCTTTAAAATATGTAATAA